CCAGGTAAATTTTCAAGTAACTCTATTGCATATATTGGTGATTCAAGAGCTAAATATGGAAATAGACCATATTGGAAATCTGCTGTTATCCACAGTAATGGTCCTTATCAGAATTTACCATTAACCCTTTCTGGTACTGGTCCAGCTCTCACCGCGGATGATGTAACTGGTGCAACATGCAAACTTGAATATCGAGCTTCTGATGGAAAGTTACGTTGGACTGCTCCTGGTGATACTGCTGGTGATTGGACTTTACCAGACCCACTAACTACTTTGCAGACAATTCAAAGTGGAACTGCTGGTAAATGGCTTAGATACCATGTACATAACAATACTGCTTGGCCTGCCACTGATGTCACATTATCAGTCGATGTATCTGGTAATATGTATTTTGGAAAAGAAGCTAGAGGATTTAACACATTTATTACAGCTGCATTAAAGATTCCAGCATCTAAAGTTTTACACCTTGGTGTCGGTGGTCAAACTACTACTGGCTTGTATCGTAGCATTGCTCAACATAAGGCAGAAACCACTGGTCCTGGTATTGATGTTATTCGTATTGGTACGAATGACATCTCTAATATGACAACTTCACCATTAGCAACAACTGGTTTAGCTGCTATGAAAACCAATGTTGAAGCTTATGTTAGAGCCAGATGGGGTCAAGGTAGATTTGTTATATTACTTGGTGAAACTGCAAGACTCAAATCTGGTTCTATTGCATCATCACCAGTTGCGATTGATTCATGGCAATTGGCAGCATTGATTGACTATAATCAGTGGTTAGCTGATCTTGCTAGAGACAATGCTGATAGATGTAGATATGTGGATTTGTATGAATTGACAGTTGATGCGTCTTATACTGATGGCAGACCAATAGCTCGCGCATTGATAGATACAGTACACGATAGCGTTCAAGGTGCTATAGATGTTGCCAACAAGGTTAATACAGTAATCAACTCTTTAACTAATAAGTTTAAGTCTTATCCTGTTGGTAAACTTGGCAATGGAATGGGTACTAATGCGTCACTTAATGCCACTTCTGCCGCAGGACTTGGTACTGGTGCATCCGGTGTTACACCAACAACAATTACAGGTACTCTGGCACAAGCAGCAGGCACTTGTACTGTAGTTGGTGCTGCAGAAGCCAGAGGCGAAGGATATTCTGCCAACTGGTTTAAAATGACTTGTGCAGCAACCGCGGATAACTCTGTTATACAATGGCGTTCTGTATCAAGATCATTGGCAAATCTTGGTAAAAGTGTTGGTGATACTGTTACAATGTCAGTTGAATTGGATGTAGTAAATTCAAATTTGGTTGACTATGTTAATGCGTTTGCATTATTCACTGGCGCTGCTGTAACAATGGGTATTCATTTATTGAACAAGGAGACAATAACTCCATTAGATGAATCCAGTGCTTCATTTAGTGGTATATTCTCATGCGATCCATGTGTTATACCTAGTGGTACAACTGCCATGGTTGCATACCTGTATATTGGATTAAAGAATGGTGGTTCGACTGTGGTTAAGGCATGTAACATATGCTTAGAATAATGTTAATTTTCATCTTTCTGTGTTCTTGTACATCTTTAAAGTACCAGAATGCAGAAGGAGCAAAAATTGAAGTATGGTCGTTTTTGTCAAACAAGCGTATATCTGGCAATCTTGTGGCTGAAGGCAATAAGAGAACCCTGATAGTAAACGAATTTGATGAAAACCAAACCGATGGTGCGGCGAAGATGGTTGGAGCCGCTGTGGAGGCAGCAATAAAATCAAGACCTTAATGGGAGGCAAATTGAATATAAACCAAGATATTCTAAACGCTGTCATTGGTGCGGTATTTGCCTTATTGGGTTGGGTACTAAAAGCCGTATGGGATGTGGTTAGAGAGTTACAGTGTACTGACAGTAAGCTGGCAGAAAAGGTGTCCCAGATCGAATTATTAGTTGCTGGGTCGTATATTAAACGAGATGAAATTCAGGTATTACATGACGCATTATTCAGGAAACTGGATAAGATTGAAGATCGTGTAAATAGAGTAATTATCAAGAGAGAAATTCAAAATAATCGCCATGATTGAATACATCGCTAACACAAACGCATACCTGTACTATACGGCAGGTATGCCACTTTCAAAAGCAGTCATTGAATTTATAAAAGAGGTTCTAAAATGACCAAGTGGGTAAACTCAAAAGTGCAGGATGATGGGTTAAACTACATCAAAAACAACTGCAACAAAATCGCATTAATCAGTACCTATGCAGCCAATGATTCATATGCAACTGTCACTTCTAATTTGCTGGCAGAAGCAACAATGACATCTGGTGATTTTACATTAGCTGGTGCTGCTGGTGCTGCTCGAACTTGTACCACAGCCGCGGGTAAGCAGGATTCGGCGGCCAATGCCGGAGGTGGTGGCGCTGCAATGCACTTTGCATTCTTGAACACTACATTATCAGAAGTATTATGGGTTACTGATGAAACGTCTGACCAGACTATAACTATTGGTAATCCAATTGCGTTCCCATCGTTGGTTTATACATCTAATCAACCAACGTAAGGCATTGTTGTGTTTAGTGCAACTGATAACTTTAATAGAGCTGATGCCAACCCAGTTGGTGGTAATTGGGTAACATGTACTGGTTCTAATAATGCCAGGATAGTTAGTAACCAGTTAAAAAGCTCTTCAACTGGTTCTTACGTATATTACAATGCAACAACAGCTAATGACCAGTACTCTCAGTGCGTACAAGCAGCAAGTGTATGTGGACCAGCCGTTAGACTTCAAGGCACAAGTAGAGATGGCTATTTTTATCATGTAAATAGTGCAACTTTATATAGTAGAGTTTCAGGCACAGCCAATAGCATTTTAACTACTGGTGATACGCCAAGTACGACAGCAGTATATAAACTTGAAGTAATTGGTTCTACATTGACTGTATATAAAGATGGTATAAGTATTGGTAGTGTAACAAATACAGATTTTACATCAGGTTGGACTGGCATCTATATCGGTTCAAATACTGGTAAAGTTGATGATTGGGCAGGCGGAGATTCTGGTCAAGCAATGACCGCCGATAACTCTACACAGACCAATTCTACTACAAGTGGTGCCATTGTACAAGAAAACATTGTAACTGGTTCTAATGTCACACAAGCAAATACATCAAGTTCTGGTGCTATTGTGCAGACGATGCTTGGAGAGATGCTTGGAGATAATTCGACACAAGTAAATACCAGCACATCTGGATACGTAACTCAGCCACATGTTTTAAAAGCTGATAACGTAGTAATAACGTCAGATAATTTTGATCGTGATGACGCCAATCCTGTTGGAGGCAATTGGGTAACAAGTACTGGCTCAAATGACGCAAAAATAGTCAGTGGTAAATTGGCTAGTACTGCATCAGCATCATATGTTTATTATAATGCTGATTCTCCAGACGACCAATTTTCAGAATGTATTCAATCAGCATCTGGCGGCGGACTTATTGTTCGATCTCAACCAGGTAGTAGAGACTGTTATTTTTATGTTATCTATACAGCTTCATTGTATAAAAAAGTTGGAGGTGTTAATACTCTTATTGCAAATACAGGAGATTCACCAAATACAACTAGCAAGTATAAGCTAAGTATTACAGGTAATACTTTAAAAGTATACAAAGATGGTATACAAATTGGTATAGATTATATTGATAATGAGCTTGCTTCTGGACATGTTGGATTATACGTTGGAAATGGAACTGGTCGACTAGATAATTGGTCTGGCACAATAATTGCATCAGAAAATGTACAGGTAAATGGCAGTACATCTGGCGCTATAGTGATGACACATGCTTTAATTGCGTCTGATAGTATTCAAGTAAATACCAGTAATAATGGAGCAATAATACAAGTACAAACACTATCCGCGGGTAACTCGATACAAGTAAACCAATCGAGTTCTGGTAAAATGACATGGACTCCTGGCTACTGGTATGAAGAAGCTGCTGAAATTCTAAATTGGGATGATGTTCCAACTGACAATACTACCTGGACTCCTACACCACCTTCAACAAGTATTTGGAATTAAAATGAATTACACTGAAATTAAAAACATGGCTTTAGGTTATTCAGATCGTAGTGATACTGAAATAACTACTAAGATGGACTTGTTTTTAAGAATGGTAGAGTCAAGAATAAACAGAGCGCTTGAGACTCAAACCATGATAAATACAGTTCAAACTGTACTTGTGGATAATGTATTTGAATACACTTTACCAACTGATTTTTTATCCATTAAGGATATTAAGATCGTAAACTTGGGTAATGAAAACTATTCATATCCGCTTGAAATGGCGTCACCAGAACGAGTTACCACTTTCAGATTGGATGGTTCAGATCAACGTATATATGCCATACTTGGTAATACTGTACAAATATGTAGCAATCCATATGATGCAGATTTGAACTTGGTGCTGGAAATTAGCTATTATCAAAAAATAACTGCTCTTGATGGTACAAATACGACAAATTGGATTTCAACTGGCCATCCTGATGTTTACATCTTTGGTTTGATGGTTGAGATTAATGCTTACGTAAAAGATGCTGATGCTACTATGCTTTGGGAAAATAGGTTCAATGGTGTGCTATCAGAAATAATGTCACAAGATACTAGATACTTGTGGAGTGGACCAACATTAAAGATAAAGGTGGAATAAGATGGGCTTAGAAGTAACTACAACAATTGCAGGTCTTGTCGCAACTAACCCAATAGCTAGTGATGCTGTTGGACAGGCAGATGACCACCTTCGATTAATCAAAAATGTACTAAAGACAATATTCCCTGGGTCTGGTGGTTCTGGATTTTCTACACCCCTGACTGCAACTGAAGCTGAACTTAATTATGTACATGGTGTCACATCTGCTGTTCAAACGCAGCTAAATACCATTAGTGCAGCAGCAGCAACAGCAGATGGTAAAGCTGTTACTGCTGATGGCAAAGCTGTAGCTGCACAAGCTAATGCCACCACAGCGTTAGCTAATGCTGCTACTGCTGATGGCAAAGCTGTAGCTGCACAAGCTAATGCCACCACAGCGTTAGCTAATGCTGCTACCGCAGATGCAAAAGCTGTTACAGCTCAAGCTATGGGCGCAGATGCACATGGGAGATTTAATAATGCTGGTACATTATTGCATAAATATAATGTTTCCAGTGTTGTGAACAATAGTACTGGTAATTGGACTGTTAATTTATCAGTTGCATTACCAGATATATATTATACAGTATTATTGACACCCAATAATGGTGCAGCCTATGTACTTTCACGTACTACAACTAGTTTTGTAATTGGTTGCTTTAGTGATCTTACTGCTGTTACTCCAGTAAGTTCAGCCGCGGTATCTTTTGCTGTATTTTCTAATCCATAATGGATAGCTAAAATGCCTAAATTTTTAGAGCTTAAAAATCTTGGTGATTATGGAGTAAACACTGATCTTCAAGATACAGATTTACCAATAGAGTATTTTACCTATGGTGCAAATTTTAAATTAAAGAATGGTGCCATAGAAACATTTAATGGCTCTACTGGTTTATCTGTTGCACCTGCACAGCACTTTCCAAAAAAGATAATGACTTTCTGGACTGGTGGTGTGCAGAAGTACGTTGTAATGGGTGAAAAGAAGGTATATACATTTGATGGTACTACCTGGACAGATGTTACTCCAGATTTAATCGTTGCAGTCAATATCTCTGGTAGTAACATATATAAATGGTCTTGCTGTTTATCTGGCAATACTCCTGTTATAAACAACCCACAGTATGGGCCATTTTATTTAGATCAATCTGCTGGTAAGTTTAAGCCATTGCCTTTCAATCCAAATCCTCAAAGTTGGTATGATAAGGGGCAATCATGTGGAATCATAAGATCGCATAAATCATTCTTATTTGCGATGAAACCATTTGATACTGATGGCACACCTATCACAGAGGACGCGGGTAAAAACTCATATCGGTGGTCTGCGCCAGCTGATATCAATGGTTTGCCATTTACTTGGGAAGAAGCTGATTTATCTACAATCGCTGGTATTGCATATATTTCTGGTTCAGGTGGTAGTATTGTTGATGCGCTGTCATTGCGCGATGATTTTGTAATCTACTGTAATAAGTCAATAGATATTCTATCTTATGTCGGTGGCGAGTTAATCTGGAACTCTAGGCAGTTCACTTCTGATACTGGGATTCTAACGCAGAATTGCCTAGCAGAATTTTATAATCAGCATTTGTTCTTATCAGACAATGACATACTGATAAATGATGGGAATAGCCTACGCTCAATATTGAATAGAAGGCTAAAAGCTAGTATATTCTCACGTATTGACTCAACAAACTACACTAGGTCATTTTGCGTAACTAACCTACCTGATAAAGAGGTATGGACTTGTGTTGTTGAATCTGGTAGTACAACACCATCATTAGCCATTATTTATAATTGGGATGATGATAAAGTTTACTTAAGAGATATTGCTAGTGGCTTCTATGATGCTTGTAATGGACCTAAAAATTCATCTGCTGAAACTTATGCCACTGTAACAACGAATTACAATAACTCACATAAAAACTTTGATACAGACGTTGCATCGCCATTTAATCCAACATTAGCATTTGTAAAATCTGGTGTTGATGCTTTATATGATTTGCTTATAAGTGATAACGCATCGAACTACAATACAGTATTGGAAAGGACATATGTACCACTAGGTGGTTATGGTGTTGTAACAACTATTGTTAGCATTTATCCTATTATTGAATGTGCTGGTGATGTGACAATAGAAGTTGGTTCATCTATATTTATTGGTACAGGTATTTCTTGGAGAACAGCTGTAACATTTACACCAGCTACTATGAAGAAGGTTGACATAAGATGCACTGGACCATTCCAATCTTGGCGTATATCAAGCGTTGGTACTACACCATTCAAATTGATTGGTATGACTATTGAATATGAAAATAATGGTAGAAGATAATGGAACAAGTACCAGTTGGAACAGATAGAACATTGGCAGAATACTTATTTAGGCAATTAAACCAGCTTGAAATAAGAATCAATGATTTACAAGGTGCTCTTAGAAGAGAGCTTTTTATTGTCCAGTACAAGTTTAGCGATTCAACCGTGGATGCCGACCCTGGTACTGGTTATGTGAGGATTAATAATGCTGCTAAAGCTAGTGCCACTTTTGCATACATTAGCCGATATAATAATAGTAATATTGATCTGTATGACGTTATACTTGGGCTTCGTCAACGGGACATTATAACTTTAAGTGAAGCTGGTAATATAACAGATAAAGCTGAATATTATGTTACAACTACACCAACCGTTGCAACAAACTATTTCAAGATACCATTATTGAAGAAAACTTCAATTGGTGCTGAATTTGTAAATAACAATGTTTTAAATATAGGACTATATTAATGAACTACCATTTTGCAGTTATACCAACTAACTTAATAGAGGTTCTTTGGGACAAACTTGAGCCACATGTTAAACTTGTTGTGGATGCCTCCGCGGGTGAAATCACTTGTGACTCTATTAAGCAAAAGGCTCTGGAAGATAAAAGTTCAATAATTGCTGTTTGTAAAGGAAACCAAATAGTAGCAGTAAATACGATAGAAGTATGCACCTATGACAGTGGAATGAAAGCATTGTTAATACCGGTCGTAGGTGGTACAGAAGCATTTGAATGGGGGCCAGCATTCCTCGCTGAGTGTAATCAGTTAGCAAAATCACTGGGTTGTTCTGAAATGCGTGGCTTTAGTACAAGAGAATCTTGGAAAAGAGTCCTTAAAAATTATGGGTGGTATGAATCCCATTTTGTTATAAAACGTGACGTGGAGTAAATTATGTCAGGGCAATCAAGTAAGAATAATAGTTTTACATCATCCATTTCTAGCCTGTTAGGTGGTGGTGGAAGCAATAATAGTTTTGATCAAAATGTTTGGAGTGGTCAAAGAGGCCCACTTACAAATATGTATAAGGATGCCAGAGGATTGTATAAATCCAATGCTGGTGCTATGGATGCAATGACGCCAGAAATTACTGGTACAATGCGAGATACCAGAGATGCGGCAACTGGTGCCTGGAAAGATGCGCTAGCTGGTGGCGCTTATAGTGATGTTAACCCAGATAACCTGGTATCATCACTTGATAAGTCAATGGCTACTGATATCCCAACAGCGCCAACATCGCTGATTGATTCTCTTAATAAGTCATTGACGAGAGAGTTTACTCCATCTGGCCCAACCAACACAACGCGGATATATAACCAGATAATGGGTGGCGAAGGCAATAACTATGCCGATGCTATGAAAGGCCAGTATCTGGCAGATGCAGATTTAGCGCAAAAGAATATGCTATCAAATCTGGATGCTCGCGCTGCCGCATCTGGTATGACTGGGAGTTCCCGCGAAGGTATTGCACAAGGTTTAGGATTGCAAGGAATCAATAGAAACTTGCAAGAGCAACTTGCCAGAACTGGATATGAGACATTCGATAAAGACTTGTCCAACAAACTATCTATTGCAGAGCAGGCAGATACCAATAACCTCAATCGTGAGAATATGTATCTAGGCGATACTGCTAGAGCACAAGGACTTGGGTTTGATGAGCTTAATAACTCACGTGCTGGCGCATACGCGGATAGAGCTGGTGCTAGAGATGCCATGGGCAACCTGATTGGTAATAAAGAAGCTACCTCTAACAATGCCATGAATTTCTCTGATGCTATTGCAAACCTTGGAATGGGTATCCTTGAGCCTCTGATGGCTAAATGGGGCAACATGAGCGGATATTCTAACACGATCGGTGGTCCAACTGTGCTTAATAGTGGTACAGGTTCAAGCTGGAACAACTACAGTGGTAGCAACAACTATGCTAACTCTGCAAGTGGCAAATCTGGTGGAGGTGGTATCTAATGTATATTTCAAATTCTGGAAAATCAAGATTTTCAAACAAAATAACTATAACAGATACTTGCCACAATTACATTGATAAAAAACGTAAAAATGGTTATGGGAATTTTAAATATGAAGGGATTACATATAGTGCCCATAGATTTTCATATATGATTCACAAAGGAGAAATACCAAAAGGGTTATTTGTTTTGCATACATGTGATAATAGACTATGTGTAAATCCAGATCATTTGTATGTTGGTACTGTTCAAGATAATGCAAACGATAGAGTTAAAAGGGGTCGTGGTGCAATAGGTTATACTCATGGTATTGGTGGAAATAATGGCAGATTTGGGCAAGAATCTGGAGGAAAACTATCTTGGAATGAGGTTCTTCAAGTTAGATTTCTTGGAATTGGTCCCAAAAAACTATCGCAAAAAACTATTGCGAAAAAGTATAATATGACTCAATCTGTTATTAGTCTTATTCTTAACAATAAGACAAGGATGGTGGCATAATGGGTGTCATATCTAATATATTAGGCAATACGCCAATAGCAACTAGTGGAATGAAAGGAGCCCAAACGGGTCAATATGGTCAAAGCGGTATTGTTGGAACCATTATTAAAATGTATCTTGGTGGTGCTGTTGGCGGTGCTCTGGGTGGCGCCGCTGGTGGTGGTGCTTCTGGCATTGCTGGTGCCTCTAATGGTTTGTCAAGTGTTACGTCTAATCTCGGCAGTAGTCTCACTGGCGGAGGAGTTGGCGCTGGTGCTGGTGCTGGAGGAGGAGGTCTTGGAGGATTAGGTGGCATATTAGGTGGCGAAGGTGGTGGTAGTGCTGTAGGTAATATTGCCCAAAATCTACTTAGTAGTGGAAGCAATGGGGGAGGAGGTTCCAGTAAATCTGCTCCAGATATGTCTCAACCACAGGTCCCAGACATCTCTCCTAATGCTGGTATGGAACAACTAACACAGATGTCTAAAATGGGTCAACAATCATCTCCAGATACAGGATTAGCTAGTATTCCTGGAATACCAGACTACATCTTGAATATGATGAAAGGGTGGAAATAATGAGCTTACTTGATGAACTATTGAAAAAATTGATGGAGTCTAAGAACACACCAGTGCAGAATGATATTCCCGCTGGTATGCTCTCAATGCTCTCTCAAGACAATCAGTCAACTCCACAGATGGATATGTCTTTCTTAATGAGACAGCCACAAGCTCCTCAACTTCCAGAACTTGAGAAGTATCATGGTGGTTCTGGCATAGGCAAAGGTATTATCTCTGGATTATTAGGAGAATGGTTCGATGAAAGAAAAACAGAAAAAGACAAGAAAACCCAAGAAGAAGAACTGTCTAAAATAAACGAATATTTAGGTGGTCTTGAAACTGGTGGTCAAGGTATTCCACTTCGCAAGGACTTCATGACAAGTTCTAGTGGAGTAACAGGTGGCCCATTAAAACCTGACTTGAAAGCAGAATACTTGATGCAGACTCCTGGTGTTGGCCCAACCGCGGATAACCTGCGGAAAACTGGCGCTGATATTTACCAAGCAATTCTATCTGCTAAAGGCAAGATTGGAACAACTGCGCCAGATGTATTTGTTTCTGGTGATCCAAATGATCCAAGCAAAGCTCAAACGATGTATGTTGATGAGAATGGCGTGCAGCATGTTGTTGGTAGCCCAAGACAACAGTTCGCTGATCCAAAACAGACATCTGATATGGAGCAAAAGAAACTTGATGCTCTAAAAGATTATCGTGACAAAAAGCTCAAATTGGAACAAGAACGTATTAACGCTTCCAAAGAGAATGCCAGGTTGCGAGCATCGGCAGCAGAAAAGCGCCAGAAAGCATTGGAGTTTAAGCAAGCCAATCCTAATCTTTTAGTTAATCAAAAGGCTATTGACGATGCTGAAGCAGACCATCAAAAGCTTGTGGCGTCAGTTAAGAACTATAAAGAGGTTCTCAAAGACTATGACCAAATTGATAGGCACAATCCTCTGGATAATGCCAAATTGCAAACTGCATATCAATCTGTAACATGGAATGCTAGAGCCAAGAACATGCTTAACACTGGTGTTATGAACGTAGGTGAGTATCCAATGTTGAATGCGACTGTTCAAGATCCAACTGACTTTACACCAAAAGGATTTAGAAGCAAGAAAGAGTTGGAATCACAGTTGGATGAATTTGTTAATGTCAGTAAGATTGGACTTGACGCATTAAAGAAGGCCAGATCAGGCCAACCAGATGTTTCAAATGGTGAGCCAGCTGCTGCTCCACTTGACATTAAGCCACTTGGTAAAGGTCGGTCTGGAGCAGAATACATTGTCATTAATGGAAAAACCTACAGAAAGAAGGTGCAATAATGAACTATGAAGACATTGTAAAATATTATGTGGATAAGGGCTATAGTCCAATCCATGCTGCTGCAATCGCGGGTAACTTGCAACAAGAAAGTTCATTGGATCCAACTATCATTAATAAGGATTCTGGTGCATTTGGTCTAGCTCAATGGCTAGGCCCAAGAAAAGAAGCACTTCAAGATTTCGCGATGAAGCAAGGAACTGCGCCAGTTGACCCATATATTCAATTAGATTTTATTGACCACGAGTTAAAAAACTCTGAAAAGAAAGCTGGTGATAAATTCTTTGCGTCAAACGATTTGAATGAAGCAACCAGCATCTTTTCTGATAGCTATGAGCGTGCTGGTAAAGACGAAAAGGCTAATGACAAAAGAGTTGGGTATGCAGAACAAGCACTTAACCTTGTTGTTCCAACAGCTTCTGCCGATGAGTTTGATTTAAGTCAATATGAAGAAGTTGCTCCAGAAGAGGCTCAAGCAGATTTGACACATGACCAACCTGCCCAACCTAGTATTGATATGAGTCAATATGAAGAAGTTGACCCAGAAGAAGTAGACAAGGATTTGAACAGGGCTAAACTCCCATTTATTCAAGGTCTTGGGAATGAATTACTGAAGAACTATTCTAACACAATCGGAATGTTTGGAAGCGACGTTAATCCCATAGCTAAGGCAGCAAAAGCCGCGGGTATTCCTATACCAGCGGATATCGCATCCAACGCTGTAAAAAGTTTAACATCTGAAGGCGAATCTCCATCTGGAAAATTTGCAGCAGACTTAGTTACATCTTTACCAATGATGTTTATGGGGCCTGCTGGAGTTTCAAATATTCCAGGATTGAAACCATGGTTTGTTAATTCTCTTAAGAACAGAGGATATGACATGCTTATGGGTGGCGCTCAGAGTTTTGCTACTGAAGATGGTGATGCTGAAAAACGTGGAGAGCAAGGTGCTATATCCGCGTTGTTGTCTGGAGTAGCTGGAACTGCTGGCCAATTTGCTAGAGGAGCATTTAAAGGTGGTAAATATGCCTGGGATAGATTTGTTAATCCAGAAGATTATACATCTAAAAAGGCAGCATCTATCATACAAGATTTTGTGCATAACCCAAATCAAGCTGTTTCAAATATTGATAACGCTAAACAATACGTCAAAGACTATAAGCCAACTGCTGCTGAATTGGCAGATGATACTGGTTTAAATGCTTTGCAAAAGCATGTTGAGGCTATTGACCCAGGTAAATATGGTAAGCGTAATCTTGAGCAAATGACAGCAAACGAAAGGCAAGTCAGAACAGTATCTGGTACAGATAAAGGTATTGCAGCACAGGAAGCCAAAATTAATGCTGCTGTCAAACCACTGTACGACGCTGCTGTTGCTAAGGATATAACTGTTACTCCTGGTTTTGCTAAATTGATGAAAAGACCAAACATGGTCAAGTCATATAACAAAACAGTAGAAACCCTTAGAAACGGTGGTAAAGATGTAAGCCCAACTTTGCTCAGTGACATTCAACGCGGGTATCGAAAAGTTGATACTGGTTTATTCGATAAAAATGGAAAGCCTATTTTTAGAAAAGAACCTGTTCAAGTTACTGGTGAAATGCTTGATGTGTTAAAGAAATCTTTGGATGAATTGCCAACGACTTCTGAAACAGCCATGGGAAAAACAGAGCGCATAAATCATCGAAAAGCTGTTGAGGTTTTCGAAAGATGGAGGGCTGCTGCAATACCAGAATATAAAGTAGCTCAAGACTATACCAAAGCTCTTAAAAAGCCACTTAATATCAAGAAGACTGCGATGGCTGTTAAGAACAAAGGATATGAACCACTTAATGATTATACCAATGGTATAATTTCAGAAAGTGAATCTGGATTTGCAAGTGGGCTTAAAAACATTGATGATTTAGCTATTGAAGCAACTGGAAGGAAGGTTCAATTATCACCACAACAATTAAAAACTTTGAACAATGTTGCCAGCAATATGGCAAGAAAAGCGAAATCTAATGTTGGCTCTGGTGGAAACTTTGCAAGGGAAAACGAAGGTATGGCAGCTAGAATTGCTGGTGGTATTGTCAGTCCTGTTGCGCCTGGTGCTTATCAGGCTGCGTCTGCTGCTATGATTGATTTATTCAATAGATCAAGCCAAGCAGTTAAGCAGAAAATTTCTGACGTGTTGCTTGACCCAGAATTGACTAAAAAGTTTTTACTAATGAGTGACAAGGAAAAATATACATTCTTAAATAACGATGTAGCTAACCGAATCCCTGGGGTTCTGGGTAATGCTATATCTAATCAAAGATCACGCTAAAATATAGCCTATACGTGACAATTTGAGGCATGTATAGGCTATTATTAATTACAGGTAATCTACAAACCTTATTGCGACTGCATGAAACGGTTTACCAGAAGCTGTCGTATCAAAATATTCAACATTGACAAACTGTCCTATATACATCTCTGGGTTGTTTGCCACCTCATATTTATCCTCCATTGTTCCTGGGGCAGTAACCCTGAATGTTTGACCATCCTGCATTCTGCATTCAAGGATTGCCCAACCATCAATGCTTTCGTGTATATCAATAACCTCGAAATCTTCTTCGTGGCCTACACCACCAAGAATCTTTTTGAGCTTGATTAGTGAACCACTACGCTTGCCAGCTTCATAAACATGATTTCCTTGGCGTATCATTACACCTTCATACCCTTCTGCCAAATATTTCTCAAGCTCTGACTTTACAGAAAAACCTTCATGTGCATATTTAGTTGGAGCTACGAACAAATTATCAAATGTTTGAATTTGACATAATCTATCCAGCCTTGCCTTGTATGGTTCATTCATAATGCAGTCATACATTATATATGAAAGGTTTCTTGTTTCTGGTTGCTTACGTTTAATCCAACTTGAGATCGTTTGAAGCTTTGTACCATGATGATACAATTCGCCATCAATGATTTCTCCATCATCAATATGAACTGCAATTTCATCTGTTATATGCTCAACAGCTGGTATAATTAATCCCTGGCGACTATAGGCAAATACCTTACCATTCTGCTTCGTAATCAGACATCTATGTCCATTGTATTTCCGCTGGATGAATGACGTTTCAAGATCAACATTTGGCACATCATTGAACTTTTTAGCAAGCATTGGTTTAGGCAGCTTTAATAGATTAACAGCACCTATGGAAACTTCTGCCTCCTTCAAACTGTAAACATAACCCTTTTTCATCTGGTCGTGGATACGTGACTCAACGCGGGAAACAATTTGCTCGGCACGATTTCTGCCACCCTTACCATATGGAACTACTTCTGTTTTAACCTGCATAGTTCCACCCATTTCACCATGAGTAATTATAATTAAATTGTCTTCTACTTCTATAGACCAACAACGAATTTTCTTTTTGTTGTCTTTGATGTAAAGTGTTTCTTTTTCTCTATTCATTGTGTTCACCATAAAAAGGAATAGGTGTATCAAATGTTCTTGTGTACATATCCAATAAGTAGTAGGCTTGTAACCAACTGGGTGGTATCTCTCTGGCCTCTGATCTGGTACGTGATAGAGTGGTCACTTTACAACCAGTAAACTCAGATATTTCTGCTATTGAGATACCACTTTTATTAAGCCTATCTATGATTATTGGAAAGTCAGGTATTTTTGACTTTCTATATTTCATGCCATAAACTTCCCTTTGGATTCTTGCGCCAGGCTCTTTTCTACTGCTTCTATAATTATGTCACGTTGCATCAATAACATATTATGAATTTTTGCATCAATAGCTGGCATGGCTACGAATGGCACTTGTTTTTCAATATACATTCTGGTAAGTTCCACTTCTCTTACCATAACTTCGTCCAGTGACAATTCTTCTCTTTTTTCACTCATTTCGCATACTCCCAAAATAATTTTAATACATATAGGATTGTTGCTGCCGAAATAATTATTAACGCCAAGCAACCAAGCCTTTCAAAAACACCTTGTCTTACTTTGCCAAGAAATTCACATTTTGTGGAATACTTTGATTTTGGTTTTGTCTTATATCTTACTCTGGTTTCCATTCCACAACATCTTCCAACAGTTCCAACTCTACCGCAGATCGTACATTGCCACAGTTCCTCTTTGTTGTTCATCTACCACCTCTCTTATTCTTTTTCTTGCCAGTAATTGTTTATCCTGAGCCTGCTTTATTAGCTCAAGCTGTTTATGACTTATTGGTAAGTCAGCCCTTTGTACTACCACTTTTTTATTCATAAATCAATACCTTCATAAATTGATCGTTATTATTAAAACTAAATTCAGTTTCAAAACATACACATCCATCTACCTTATTGGTTCCAGTAGTTATTGTAACAAATGTAAATTCAGATGATCCAGTTACTTCAAATTCAATACCAAATTCAGTAAACAGGTTTACCAGTTTTTCTTTATCTGTCATATTGGTACTCCTTCAAAGTTATTTATAAACCATGATGAATTAACCCAATCACTGGTGTGTTCGTCAAATCGCACTAACACTTTGCTATTACCATTCCTTTGTTCTACTGTCACCTCAGTACCAGCTGGTAAAGTAAAAACTTCATATGGTAATCTGACAGGTATATCATGCTTTGCTCTATATTTTACATTCATATTATTGCCCAGTATAGCGTTTATATTTATGGCAAGTTTTGTGGCTAGCTGGCACAACCTTATTGAGCTTTCGATATTCCGCCTCAGTTGGGCACTCTTTTATATTGCACCAGTAAACACACTTGCCACAGTTTGGTTTCTCTTTTCTATTTACATACCAATGAGCCATTTAACCCTCCAGTATTCCAATCTTATCTATGTCGATTGTTCTCCAATCACTTTTAATAGTACCCTGAATAATCACCCAGGATTTATCAACAGCCAAACGCTCTGCATAATAAGCACCATCTAGCTTTTCCCACTTCTTGTGGCTAATTAGGCAGATAACAGAGTCAGTATCATCTTCCAGAATCAATCTGAGATATAATGAATTGCCATCAATACGTCTACCTTCACGCCTTACAACAGATTGGTAATCATTTCTATCTCGAACGTCACGCTCCACTACTTTACCAATGATTATATACTCGCCTTTTCCAGTCACCTCGCGGATAAAATTAACCTTATTTTTCAATCCACAACTAATTGGGTCATTGTAGAATTCTGCAAATTTAGTTTTGCAAGGGTAAAGATCATCAAAGTTTGTAACTGGATTCATAAGCTTTTTAACAATACTTGGTGTTAATTTGCCTCCAGTCTTTCTAGCTTGGATAATTTTATTTGCAGTCTTATCAGCTATTCCCGCGATGTTGGTCAACCCTCCCAAAAGCTTTCCATTATGAACAGACCATCTTTCTTCAGATTCATCTGCATCAACTGGAATATAATCCATGCCTTCTTTTTCTTTGAAATCGCGCAATAGCTTCACCGCAGCAGAATCATCCTCTTGGTGATTCAAGTTGGCAACGGCAAACTCCAGCGGATAATGAGCCTTGAAGTATGCTGTCCAATAACTGATTAATCCATACGATACAGCATGAGACTTGTTAAACAACCAAGAACCAGCGGTTCGTATGTTTTCCCAGTAGAAGTTGGCATTTTCCTCAGTCTCATCATTTTCCATACAGCCTGTTAAAAACGCATCTTTGAATTGACCAAAGTATTCATCACCCAAAGATTTTGAAGACGCCCTTCTGAGCTTTTGGACATCAACCCAACTTAGCCTTCCGATCTTCCTGGCTATCTCCATCATCTGTTCCTGATATACCACAACACCCAGTGATTCTTCAGTTATGCTTTTGTGCAATTCTGATAAGTAAACTGGCTGCTCATTTCCCTTTTTATATTCAATATATCGGCCTGTACCTCCTGAGTTCAATGCGCCTGGGCGACTAAGCGCGGTAATCAACGCTAGATCATTAAAACAGTCTGCGCCTATCTGCTTTACTATGTTACGTAAAGATGGGCCATCAAACTGAAATATAGCGTCTAAACGCATATCGTTGAATATATCAAACGTCTTTTTATCATCTAACGGAAGGTTGTATAGATCGACATAAGGCATTTTTATCATATCGCATATATCAGCAAGGATTGATAGTGTCCTCAAACCTAGAACATCAATTTTTAACAGTCCTATATATTCAGCCGAATTTTTATCAAGCATGATGATACCATCGCGCTCGTTTGTGCCTGCGAACTTAATCAAGGGTTCATTCGATACGATGATACCAGCAGCATGTTTTCCAGCATGGCTAGCATGATTTTCAACATTCTGCACAAGTTTCATTTTTGGATATTTTTTAACAAAGTCTCTACCAGCATCTGTGTCTTTGAAAGTATCCTCCAACTTGTTAGATGCCCTAGCATCACCACCTGACCTGACAACGATAGCGTCTTTTACTGCTGCTGTCTCGCTAGGTGGAATGCCCAATCCCTGGGCAAATTCGACTATCGCAGACTTAGACTGGAACCTATTAATATTGGCTAATGAAGCAACATTCTCAACACCATACTTTTGCTTCAAATAGTTAATAACAGACTCTCGTTTGTTGTCTGGAAAGTCAACGTCAATATCTGGCAAGTCATTTCTATTGACATCAATAAAACGCTCAAATAATAGATTGTGTTTTATTGGGTCAACTTCAGTTATGTCCAGAAGATAACACACTAAGCTACCAGCAGATGAACCACGAGAAGGCCCAACAAGAATTTTGTTTCGCTTTGCGAATCGTATCATATCAGACACAATCAAAAAGTAGTCCACATAACCCTTGTCTGCTATCAATGCCAGCTCGTATTCAAGCCTGTCGAGATAGTCTTTTTGGAAATTAAGATCAATTCCCTTCTTAGCAGCACCTCGATAACACATCTCTGAGATATTGGAATCCTCTTCAAATGTCACAAGGGAAGCTTTGGATAATGTAACATTGCAGCTTTTGGCAATTTCCTCTGTTGTCTTAATGCAATCTTTTCCAAAGTATGCCTCAACTTCTGACTGACTCAAAATATACTGTGGATCAGTTTCTATCTCGAAGGTATAAACCCTTTCGTCGTGTCGCTTGGACGAACCTGACATTAATTGGTAAATACCTTTGTCCACCCTATTGATATAGCGGTTGTCATCGACGTAAACGCCACCTTGTATGGTTCCAGTTGAATTAGTGCAGAAGTTATTAGCGTGAAAATCAACACCAGTTTCAATATTTGACGATCCATTGATTGTGAATATGTTTGTGGAGATTTCATTTAAGTCATCCTCAGATAAGCGTGGAGTCCAAAAGAATTGTTTCCAGGCTTTGGAAACAAGTCCATACATTTCGTGCAATCCATCATTGTTTATAGCTATCATAATAAGCTCAAACGATCTTGATGGATTGCGTTCTTTCATTTGATCTTTTGGCAACACACGCACGCGGACACCAAACAATGGTTTTTTACCCGCGGCTAGCATTGCCTTCTCAAAAAATGCATGCCCAAAAGTATTGTTGTCGTCAGCTATACCAATAATATCCTGTGGGAGCTTTACGATCTCACTAATTCTGGCATAAGCCTTCTTGAAACTATACTCTGATCGAACAGCAATATGGTATAAAGTGCTCATAGTTTAATTATGCCTCGTTTCACCATCTCCAGAAAGCATTTCTTTTGAGCTAACACATCAGCCATAGCTGTATGTGCATCTTTGAACTCTGTTCCAAATAGCTCTTTGTGGAGATTTGTTAAGTTGAGTCTATAACCATAAACCTTTTTCGCTTCCCTGACAGTGCATATTTGGATGGGTGGCCAGGGAAATTTAAGGATTTGGTCAATTCTTATTAGCTCATTTGCAAGCATTTCCCTATCAAATGCCAAATTATGAGCTGTTAATATGTGAACACCAACGAAAAAATCAGCAATCTGTTTGTAGTAGCCTACAAAAGATGGCTTTCCAGCTAGTGTATCGTTTTTGATTCCTGTTATTTTGGTTATAACAGCAGGAACTTCGATGCGTGGATTTATATACATATTGATACTATCCAACTCATTGCCATCTTCGTCAAATTTCAATGCTGCAAATTCAAAGATGTAAGGTTGTTGGTCCATATCATTTTCTTCTGGTTTTAATAGCCCAGAAGTTTCTGTATCAAATGCAATGATGTGTCTTTTACTCATGTTCATAATCCATTTCTAAGATCATTTCCAAACAGTGGATAGCCTTGCGAATATCCTCTGCACCGTTTTTGTCCTGATGGCGGGTAACATACCTTACAACACTTGATTCTAAAGCTGGCATTTTATTAAGCCTACAGTACACAGCTGGTTGGATAGCTAGCTTTTTATAGTGATCTCCGCCAACTTGAGCTGACAATGCGCTTTTAGCAGTTTTATTATTTTCCATACCATTCACCTACGAAATCAATTTTAACCAAATCAGAAAACTTTTGAGCGTCTTCTTTCCAAATTTCTTGTGCGTAATAAAGAGGATTTTCTGATCCATTTAGAACAACCTTATCCTCTCTTCTTGACCAAGGCATTGGGTCATTGACATAAGGAACTTCCAGAAAATCAAAAAGCTCAATTCTCATCTTTTTACAATCTGTCGCGATGCAATTAAAGCTTATTATGTGAATTTTGTCAAGCCCAAATTCCTCAACATAAGGCATTATATTTTGGTAATATAGCCCATGTTCAATAAATGTTGGCAGATAGCATTCATTATATCCATCAAATGTTGCCATACGCTCTGATTCAAAAGTAAAAACATTTGGATCAAAAATGTTTAAATTTGCACTTAACGCTGTTTCAAATGTGCTATACGTATATCCTGGCCGATAATTATACTGCATATTCCAATGAGAATATGCTCTGAATAATGGATCTCTAACAATCAGAATAAACTTAGCGTTTGGATGATGGATCTTAATTCTTTTGGCAACATACTTGCAAATGAAGTTCATATTGTTACCTTCCAGATAAATCATTCCATCCGATTTACCATAGTCCCTTCTGAAGTGGTGCAGGTATCGAGCTTTCATGTGCTCTCGATGCGGGAATCTGAACTCGTTTGTATTGTAATACGTTGGTTCTTTCGGGTTGGACTCATATATATGTGGGCTTTTGCTCAACAAGTTAAACAGACTTGTAGTGCCAGCCTTCATTGCGCCCAATAAAAATACGTTGTTCATTACATCGTTACTCCATTCTTAGCTACTGGATTAGCAATGTGATTCGTTTGATTCCAAACAATCTCGATTGCCTTCTTTTTAAACTGGTCTATTTTTACAGTGTGTTCCTGCACTGGGCATTCAGTGTATCGTGGGAAACAACAAATGCCACTATCAACGCAAGCTACATTTAACATAGATGCAGCCCAAGGATGAACGTATCCAATGAGCCTTTTTATCTCTTTGAATACATTCTGATACTCTCCTGCTGTTCTGGTACACAGTCTGACTTTGGCTGTCTCGTGCAATGTTCTGAGGTCAGTGCGTACCATAATATCAGTGGTAACATCAATAGGAAGAATACCACGAGCATCTTGTATTGGAATGCCATTGTCGACCATTCGCTCGTACGCACCCATAGCAAAAACGGCAGCAACGTCGTAATCATCGCAGAGGCCAAAATTATAAACTGGAGTATTTCTAACATCGACTGCCCTCAACGATTGTTCTGCATAGGCTTGGGTTCTTGTTCTTTCAAGTTGTTGGGTGAAAGCCCGACTTACACCTGATATTTTAAAGATATAGGTGCAAAATTCAAAAGAGGATTTTATGGTATCCTTCATATATTCAAAATGGTTGAGTTTCTCTTCCATTGGCATTTTCAATATTTCTTCAAGTGTTGCGCCCTTCAGGCGGGTACTTTTGGTCAGAAGCAATATTTCCAATGCATGACCTTGGAAGTCTATTAATTGCACGTTCATGATTTTACCCTATCATAGTCTGATTTATGAACCCATTCTTTTATTCTAAGAATGTCGTTATATACATCATCCATGACAATGTTTTTCCAGATTGCAAATCGACCTAAAGAATATATGTTATAGTCTCTGGTCAATCTGTATAAATGAGCCTTGCGTTTTTGTTCATCTATTGGATTTATTTTTCCAATAGACTGTTCAAAGTTTTCAATCCTAAAATGCAAAGGAATGCCATCCAATCCAAATGATGCCTTTATAATATCCATATCTTTTCTCACTATTGGGAATGATGATTCTACAATCAATTCGTTCCCGCCCAGTGATGCTCGATAAACTGGAGTGTCTGTTCCAGTATAATAATTGGTCATGTGAATATCACAGTCCTCAATTCCAAACTTTGATACGTAAATCTTTTGGCTTACTAGCTCACATGAGAAATTATCAATTCCAAGGGTTTCATTTAGCACATTCATCGGAATAGTACTTATCAGTGGTCCATCTACAATACGATATACTACGCCATGATTTTCAGCCAGTATAATATCAGATAAATTGATTGATTTTACATCAAGCATATTAAGCATTTGTTGGTGGAAATCAATTGGTGCAATCCAACGTTCAACTGGTTCTTGATTAACTATTGATCGTGCTGTTATTGCACTTGAAACTTTACGAGAATATCTAATGATATACTTTGGGGCTAACTGCACTGGCGCATTGTTATGCCAGATGCCCTTGTGAACTACGACTTTTTTGAATGGGATGCCCACTGCTTTCCCAATCCTATCTGAGCGGAAACGCAATAATGCTTGATGGACTTTTGGCTTTTCTAATGGTTCATAGATTTCAGAACCAGGAATCATGAGCGCAGCCAAGCACCCAGATAACCCTGCACCTATAATATTCATAGCCAATCTCCTATGGTGGTTAAATTGATTGATGGTGGCAGTTTAAAGTCATGCCCCAGGACTGTTTCGATAGGCGTTCGCGTTAAGGACTAGGAAACTACGACGTCTATCAAATTATGCAGCTTGGTATTTAGTGGCGATTTTGTTAGCCAATCCCAAGATGCCTTGGTACAGCGTTTTGTGACGCAAGGTGTTTTCAGTACCAACGACCTTCAAATGCTCAACCAGCTGTTCTTCAGTGGCGAATTCATTTTCATAAATCCAATCGAAGATAGCCTTGGTAATACCGGTTGGGCCTTCAGAGACTTTCTTCTCTGGTTTGAAGTATTCAACTTCATTTTTTTTGGCCCATGCACGAACCAAAGCAGCCGCTGGTTTTTCATCAACACCGATTTCAGCCATTGCCTGTTCAACTGCACGGGTGAATACAGCTTCATCGGTCATATCAAGACCAGTCAAAATGCCAGCAAGGATTTCGTTGCGTTCAGCTTTGGACTTCATGTAGCCCAATTCGACCAGCAAAGTGTTATACAGTTTGGCAACATTCTTGAATTTCGCGCCAGCCTGAATCATTGCCATCTTTACGTCGTCTTCGTCCTTTTCATCGGCCATGGCGTCAGTAAAGGCAGCCTTGATAGCTTCATACACTGGATCAACTTGATCTTCAGGTTCGCCAGTGCCTTCGTCTTCGGCTTCGGCTTCAGCGGATTCAAAGTCTTGATTTTCTTCTACGTTTTCGTTGTCTTTTTGTTTACGTGCCATGATAGGTTTCTCCTAAGAATTATTGGTCTTGGTGCAGTAAGTTTAGCACCAAGGTGGAATTGATTTAAAGCCCCTTTTTGAAGGAATGCATATTAGATCATAAAATTTATTAAAATACAATAGCTTTTAAAATTTATATTGCAAAACTTCCGGCATTTTTTTAGACGTATTTACGAGGATTTTAAGCGGTTTTTTTAATGTATTGACCTTAAGCATCATTGCCTCGCAATTCTCTAAATCACGCGCTGTCAGTTCGACATTTGCCCTAGTCCTGAGCACATTTACAGCGCGAAACCTCGCATAACCTTTATGATTGAGACACAAGTATTCATTGAACACACGTAAACCGCATATATAACTGACTTTTATTATGTCTGGTCTTGTAGGCTTGCTGCTTAGTGAATAATTGACATCTGTAACATTAAACCAATAATTGCCTTTGGATATTATATCTTCACCAGTGCTACCCGCCTCAAGTCGTGTGCGAACAGGGAAAACGTATCCACAGTAAGGACACACCTTTACAGTTGGATGATGTAATGTGTCACATTCTGGACACTTCTTCGTTATAGGCTCGCCATCTCCATCTTTAGCTTTTCCTTTTACTTTTACATGAACTGCATTAATTGGACCAAGCCTTGCTGTATTACCTGCAAAATCCATAAACATACAGTGATCTTTGCCAGGAAATGGACGAGTTCCTCTGCCAGCAGTCTGCACATGAAATACAGGACTTTCAGTTGGTCTAAGCATACATATTAAATCAATAGATGGATCATCATAGCCTGTAGACAACATTCCAACGTTGACCATGGCTGTATATGCTCCAATCCTGTGCTTTTCCATTATCCTGTCTTTGTCATCTTCCATCTTGCTGTGAACAAGCCCAGTTGGGATACCACAGCGGATAAGATATTCTGCAATGTTTTCCGCGTGGTCGATGTTGATGGCAAAGAATAGCCACTTTTTATATCCATATTTATCAGCCACCTTTATAACTTCATCTATCGCGCCTCTGGTTATATCCTCTCTATTGAAAGCCTCGCTTAACTCGTTTTCTTTAAAGTCGCCACCTTGCTTGTGGATTCCTGTAGTATCAAACGTGATGTGCGTTTCCAAGGTTTTCAATGGACATAAATAACCCTCGTCTATTAAACGATTGAAATTTTCTAGCGATGTTAAGTCATAAACCAAATCATCGAATAGTTTATCATCCTCCTTTCCATAGATAAGCCCAGAGCCTAATCTGAATGGAGTAGCAGTCAGACCACAATATATTTGACCAACATTTGCTAAGAATTTCTTATACATGGTTTGCTCTTTCATATTGATAAGATGAGCTTCATCTATTATTACCAAGTCAAACTGCTCAAATTCATCTGTTCTTCTGAATACAGATTGGATACCAGCTACTGTGACTGGATAAATAGTCCTTGACTTCAACCCAGCGGAATAAAGACCAACTTGTTCATCTATCAACGATGTTATTTGGGCATAGTCTTGTTTCAGAATATCCTCTGTGTGGGATAATACAAGTATCTTTGCCTTCCATTCTTTTCTACAATGTTCTATAAGCCTTGCTATAACAAGCGATTTTCCAGAGCCTGTTGGCATTGCTATTAATGGATGCTTTGTTTCATACTTCGACATGTACGCTATCGTGGCTTGAAACGCAGCATCCTGGTACCAGCGTAGTTGCTTTTTCATCTTTTACCCCTTTATTTTGTAGTAATGGCTTTTGTCCCTTATCCAAAGGCCAGTCTATTTTTGTGTCACAGTCTGTACAAATCTTCAGGTGGAATGTTCGTAAGAGCAGTAATTGTTCATTGCCACATCGCGGGCATTGTTTTATGGACATTTAATTTCTCCAAAAAAAGAAGGGCAGAATTAACTGCCCTTTGAGTGTGCCACCATCTTTAAGGGGTAAGTACCTGGGTGGCGTCAGGAGATCTAATTATTAATTACCAATTATTTTGTGTACAATTAATTTTATTAGTATTTTTATTGCATTGAATGAAACCAAAATTTGGTTTTAGCATTTGATACTTTTGCATTTCTATTAATTGCATATTGTAAAAACTATTTTGTTGATTTTGCCCATCTTGTAAACCTTGTCTGTAATCATAACCAGGCTGACTTAATCTAGCAGCTAGAACTGCTAAAAATATATCACCGATTTTTTCTTTCGTCATGTTAGCGCATCCTGATAACAGAATTGCCATTAAAATTATTGTTTTCATTTTGCAATCCTTGGGTCAAATCTGTTTGTTACGTACCAGCAGAAATCAGGCAAGCGTTCTGGCTTTCCTTTTACTGCTGTATAGTAATAGCTAAGTGTTTTAGTCCAACCATTCGCTAATCTGGTAGCTTGGTTAAAAGTACTTGGATATTTTGTTTCATGAAGTTCATGTTTTGTGGAAGTCATTTTACACCTCTAAAAAGTTTGGTTCTAACCTATATTGTTCACAACCTAGCCTTTGAGCATCAGTGGTGAGTTCTTTATAATTTTGTTTTTGGCAAGTCCATTTCCCACCATCTTCTATCGTTCCATATAAACACGTTCTGCAATTTCTGGCTATTATGTTTTTGAAACATGCCTCTTTGGCATCACAGAATTTGCATTCAAAAAATATTGGTGATGCACCCTCAATTCGATCAGGTGGCATCTCACTTGTTACTATATCCACGACTTTGCGTTCAACTTCTTCAAATACTGTTCTATTGAACTTTACAACCTCAATATAATAACTACTGTCATTCTTATTATATAGCATATATAAAGCGTTATTAAGATTTAATTTGCCCATATATGCCTGCATTTGATAGTAGTGTTTGCGCTTTCCTCGCTTTACACCTAGTTTGCAGATTCTTTTAAAATTCTGTTCATTCGCTGTCTTGAACTCTAGCAAATGTGGATGGCTAAATAGCTCTGGATGATAGACAATTCCATCGATGTGTCCCAGAACATGGCCGAATGGGCCTTTGATTTCCGCCTGTTGCTTGGTGATTTGGAACCCTACCCTGGTCAAATCTCTAGCCATAAACTCTTCAGCTTCGTGGCCAGTGTCGTAAATCTTGCGTAATCTTCTTGGAATAACCTTCTCGTATGCCCATCTGAAGGCATACCATGTGCGTCTTTCGCATTCATTTCCAGAGTCTGAGTATCCAAGATGTGGCCTCAGCTTCTCGTTTTCTACCACGCTGTTAATCATATCAACGATTTTCTTGGCTTGATCGCCTTGGAACTCTATAATTGGCATCTCATAATCCTGTTATAATGAGACTTCCCTGTCTCTTGGTGGTCAAAATTTACCTTGCAAATGGATTCTTTTTGGGAGCGCCAGCTGCACTTGCCTTTTTGAAGGCTTTGATGTCATTGCCAGGGTGCGCGGAATCAGCTGGACGCACAGTAACAGTGATAATTAATGGAATATTTTTCACTTCATCACTATCCAAATCCTTTTTATTAGGATTTACGCCAACGGCTTCGCACAATTTGTTGTTCATACGTTTGCCGATTTCAACTGCCTGGACGTTATCATTGACAACATTGACGTTAAACAGCACAGTAGAACCCTTTTTTGGGCCTTCTAGCACTTTAAAGACATACAAAATGTACTTGCCACCTGATTTTGAATCTTTAAGTTCGGTTTTTATGACTTCTGCAAGATAGTCGCCTGCTGGCAATGGTTCGTCAGACGCATCTACTTCTTGGAATGAGTTTGGTAATTTAGCCATGATTATGTTCCTATTGGTCGTTTAAAAGTTCAATCGGCGATGGGCCGCATTTTTTGCCAGTGATTTTTTCAAAGATATGCTTCAGATCTGGCTGCTCTGGATCATCTAGTTTACCACTTCTGTCCTTCGCATCATGAGTAGATGATGGTTGAGTCTGAAGATAACGGAATATTACTCCATCTTCGTCTTCAGCTACCCTTAAACAAAGGACTTCATCGAACCAGTATGGCATTGACTGTACTAATGTACGTCCTGGCATCATCGTTTTATACTTGGCGATACCAGTATTAGCATCCTCAATCCTAGACATTTTGCCTATGAAATAGACGTGATGTGTTTCTATGTCACGAAATGCCCTAATTAAGTCTGCTACGTCATCATTAAGTTTGCCGTACGCAGCTCTACCATCTTTGGTTTGTTTCTTACCAGTGGCCAGCATTGTTTCCGCTAGGTCAGTTATAGAATCAAGACAGATGGTTTCATAGTTTTCCATATCTGGATCGGATGTCACGTATTCATACACATCATACATATCCTCGATGGATTCAACTGTAAGGACTTGTATGCCCATGCCTTTTAAGGGCAATAGCCCACGCTCCGTTGAAATTATTAATGGCTTTGGTGCTGTGCCAATCAGGGTTGTTTTACCAACTCCTGAATCAGCAAACACCAAAACCTTAACAAAATCAGACGAAATGTTAGTGTCTGATAATTTAATCGGCATTTTCTTTAGCTTCTCCTGCTTGGTTTTTAATAAAGATCATAAACGCAATGCTTTCCATGAAAGCATCAAGATATTTTTGGCAATTCGCGTCGTCTTTCATAATTGCCTCAACCTCTTGAAGTGTCTTGCCAGTCTGCATCAAGGCGAGGGCAAAACATGTCGTCATTATAGAGTTGTTTCTTTCGTCCAGATTGTCGTATTTCATTACAAGCTGTGCTATCAGATCAACTGGTGGCTTAAATACTCTCATGCAAAAGATGGCCATCTCATTCAATCGACTAGATGCTTTTGGATCCAATTCTGTGAATGTTGTTTGTTCATTTGTATTTGGTTTCATGGCTGCTTACCCGTTTTGTTTGTGTTCATAGTTCTTTATAGCATTTTCCAGCTCGATCATAACTTCTTTTGATACGAGTGGAAAAATATCGGTTGCGCAGAGTGGTAACTTTGCACTAATTATTTCCACCAGCTCTGGCTCGCCTTCGTCGCATAACTCAGGTCTGCCTGTGAGCTTGGCGGGAATCTCTGGATAATAGGCATATTCAATAGTGAACAGGATGCCCATTATCCTTACATCTGCTTCTTTGGTTTTCATTCAAATTCTTCCTCATCATATATCCGCGTGAAGGTGATTTCTGGACACGCAGGTTTAATTGTTACATAATCAGCCAGAGTGCTGAATTCTTCTGGATCCAGATTCTTGAACTTGCTGTCGATCAGCTCTGGTTTGAATCTAATACATTCCTGCTCTCCTGGAGTCAGTTCATCATATACATCTTCTTCGACCATCGCTTTCCAGTCCAGGCCGATATTCTGGCCTTTTTTAACATTGATCTTGAATCCTTCAATCTCGTATTTATAATTGCCAAATGTTTTGCCTTTGGTCAGGTATTCAGCACATTTAAGACGCATTTCCATCTCGCGATCTTTGTAATATGCTAGCTTGCCTTTTAAACGATCTAGCTCAATTAAGTCAGCATAGATTTTATCTGGATCAATTTTCTTTTCTCTTGTTGCTTTGTTTGTAATAGACATTAGATTTCTCCATTTGCGATTCTGGTCAACTGGCCTGCATACTTGAGCATTTTCTTACGTCCATACTCAATTTGACGTTCGGACAATGTTTTGCCTTGCATTACTTGTTTGGCGAGAGATGAGAGAAATTCTGCATCGAGGCCATTGAATCCAACACCGTTCTTGTCAGTGGTCATTTCTGACTGCTGCTCAACATCGGTTTGGTATTTGAAGATTGCTACTATACCCCTTTCCAGCCAACGATTGTCAGTCGCGAGCTTTTCTTTTATTTCATTTTTATGAAATTGCTTTTTTGCTATGGTTGCCATCTTGGCCTCCTTCATTTCTTTGGTTATGGTTTTGTTAATCTCAACAGATTAAACGATTCGAGGGTGTATTGAATCATATATATAAAGAATAAGCAATAGGCTCAGTGAAATAAAAATGCTTGCTATCCTAGGGCGAATTAGGCTTATAATCACCGCTCAATCGATTGATTGTAAAGCAACTTTTGAAAGTGATTAATTGCAAAAGTCATTTTCATTCCTTATATAG